TAGTAATTGATGTCGGTACTGACTTGGTCTGTGCCGATCAGGCACGGACATAGTGGACGTACGTGGCTTGAAGTTGTCCCCCAGATATGGAGGTAACTTGAAAAGCAACGTAAGTGACTATCTAGAGTTGGTGGAGCAGGTCTATATAGACGCTACCACCATGTGCATCGCTGATGTCTCTGATTTACGTGACCTGAAAACCATTAGGTCACGGGTTGAAAACGAGGGTTTATCATTTCTAACGATAACCCTTCCCACTTTCTCTCGTGACTTTGAACAAGCACTTGAGATTGGGAATATAGACTCAACAATGTTTCGGAACTTCCGAAAGATTGGATCAATCCCTGCATTTTTGCAAGGTATGGTCAGTCTTATTTTCAACCGTGAGACTGGGAGGTTTAACGATGACGAACACGAAGAAACCCCGACCATTATTGGAGCGATTAGGCAAATTTGCCTTCTCTTCAAGAAAGTCGAGATTCCCTGCGCCCCCGAAAGGGAAGCGCAGGCCTTCGCGTCCTATCAACGGATCGAGCATGAATTTGAGCAGTTTTCGGTACCAGAGAGAGATTACGCCGACTTTGTCAGCGTATCTCGCGTACTCTGGGATAACTCTATGTTTGCTATTTCTGCAACACAGTGTATCCCTAGACACGGTCCTGGTGCTACTTCAGAAGGTGCTTCTGGAAATCAGAAGTATGACTGGAGTTACTGGCACAATCGTCTCGAGCCTTACTTTCCTTTAATCGATAATGCGTACCCTTTAGGTACACCTTGTGATTCAAAGGAGCTCGAAAAGGTTACGATTTTGTCAGAGGAAGATGAAATACCTGTAAGGGTAATTTCAGTTCCTAAAACGCTCAAATCTCCCCGCATCATTGCTATAGAGCCTTGCTGCATGCAATATGCGCAACAAGGGATTCTTCGCGTCCTATTGGAGGCGATAGAGTCGAACGATTTGTCAGCTGGTCATGTGAATTTCACTGATCAGTCAATAAATCAGTCTCTGGCTTTGAGTGCGTCGTCTACGGGTCAATTAGCAACGATTGATC